TTGAAAAACTTGTTTACCGCGGCCTCGCTCGCGATGGTGAGAGTTTTATCTATCAAGCTCGAGGTAAAAATGTTAACAAATATGGATATGCTCTACAAGTTTTAGAGCCTGACCTTGTAGACGAAAAGTTAAATCAGAAACTCCCTACTGGTAATATTATAAAGATGGGAATTGAGTATACTCCTCAAGGTAGAGTTGCTGCTTATCATTTGTTAACTAACCATCCCGGAGATTATTCTAATATTGTTGCCGGTAAGAAGTATAAGTCTTATCCTGCCGACGACATTATACATGTCTATACAGAGGAGCGTCCTACACAATCTCGCGGAGTCCCTTGGGTTCATACTGCTATTATTCGTTTACGTATGCTCGGTGGTTACGAAGAGGCCGAGCTTGTCGCTTCTCGTATCGCTGCCTCTAAGATGGGTTTTTTTACAGAAGAAAGCCCCGACCCAGGTTACGAGGGCGAAGGTAAGGACGACGAAGGTGCTACTATAACCGACGTAGAACCGGGAACTTTTGAGCGTCTTCCTAAAGGTGTAAGCTTTGAGCAGTTCGACCCGTCCCATCCTGGCGGTAACTTCCAGCCTTTTATTAAAGCTATCCTAAGAGGAGTTAGTGCAGGCCTCGGTCCTAGTTATAATAGTTTAGCTGGAGACTTAGAGAGTGTTAATTATTCTAGTCTACGTCATGGAACCTTAGAGGAGAGAGACTTTTATCGTATGCTCCAGCAATCATTTGTGGAGGCGTTCATGGAGACTGTTGTGGAAAACTGGCTCACTTCTAGTATGTTGACTGGAGCAGTTCCTCTCCCTTTCTTTGACTTCGAAAGAATACACGCTCCTAAGTTTGAGCCTCGAGGGTGGGAATGGATAGACCCTCAAAAAGAAGTCAAGGCAGCAAAGGAGTCTATAACGGGAGCGCTCTCTTCAAGGCAGAAAATACTATCAGCTAAAGGACTCGATTACGAGGATATTGTAGACGACTTAGCTTATGAGCAAGCATATGCGGCAAGTAAGGGAGTTGTTTTAATTGATACAACGACTATAACGGACGAGGATATAAATAACGCTAACGAAGAAGAAAAAGAGGAGACAAACAATGCCAGTACCGAAGAAAAATAATAAACATTATAAAATAGTAGCAGCTGCAAACGAGGCAGAGATTTTCATTTATGACGAGGTTAGCCCTTGGGGTGTGGCGGCTAGTGAGTTGGTTAAAGAGATTAAAGAGCTTAACGTAAGCCTTATTAAGTTAAGACTTAACTCCCCTGGAGGTGTTGTTACTGAGGGCTTTGCTATTTACAATGCTTTACTTGAGCATAACGCTCGGGTCGTTGCTTATGTTGATGGCGTCGCCGCTTCTATAGCGACTGTTATAGCTCTAGCAGCTGACGAGGTTAATATAGCCGATAATGCTTTCTTTATGATACATAACCCTACCTCGTGGGCTCATGGCGGAGTAGAAGAGTTAGAGAAAATGGCCGAAATACTTAAAAAGATGACCGACAATATAGTTAAGATTTATAAAGGTAAGACAGGTCTTGACGAAGAAGAAATCCGAGACCTTATGGACAAAGAGACTTGGCTTACTGCAGACGAGGCTATAGAGAAGGGTTTTGCTGATAACGTCTTTAACTTAGTAGGCAACGAAGAAGAAGAAACGGAAAAAGCGGGTATTGATTTAAGTATGTATAACCATGTCCCTGCCGAGCTTTTACAGAGAATAGCGGCAAAGATACCGCACAAGCGCACTATTGAGAAGGGCCTGCGCGACGTTGGTCTTTCTCAAAAAGAAGCTAAGGCGGCTACGGCCATAGTATATGACAAGCTAACTCAGCGTGACGCTGAGGAAGACGCCCAGCGTGACGCTGAGGAAGTCATAAACATAAATATAAATACAAATAACAAAGGAGATATAACAATGCATAAATGTATCCATTGTGGTCTAGAACATACCACAGAAAACTCTTGTCAATGTCCTAACGCAATAGCAGACAGATTAGCAGTAGCAAACGCCGGAGGAAGTCCTACTCCTGCAGCGTCAAGCGCACCGGTAACAGGTAGCGGAGACGGACCTGACGTTCTAGCACTGGAGAGGACTAAGACAAAAGAAATAGTAGCTCTCGGCGAGCTCCATAATATGACAAAGGAAGCTAACGAGTTTCTCGCGTCCGGCAAGTCTGCTCAGGAGTTTAAGGATGTAGTCCTCGAGAAAATAGCAAACAAGGTACCGGATAGCGCAGCTCCAGTTCTAGGTATGAGTGGCAAAGATATTAAACGCTTCTCTATGACTAAGGCTATTCTGGAGCTTTCTACCAATAAACCGGTTACAGGTCTTGAAAAAGAGATGTCCGATGCTACTGCAAAGCTAATAGGTAGGGATGCGCAAGGTTTCTTCCTTCCTCATGATGTCGCTATTTATGACATCCGTAACGACCTTTCCGGAGGTGTTGGTCCTGCCGGTGGTTATACTATCGGTGAGGATGTGCTTGGAGGTAGTTTTATCGAGCTTCTTACTAACAGTATGAAGGTTAAAGAGCTTGGCGCAACTATGCTGACAGGTCTTGTAGGTGATATTGCTATACCTAAACAGACCGGCGGAGCGACTTCTTACTGGTTAGCTGATGACGGGGCTCCTAATGAGAGCGACCAGACCTTCGGTCAAATCGTAATGAAACCTAAAACAGTCGGTGCTATGACTGATATAGGTCGTTCTCTTCTTCTCCAGTCTTCTATTGACGTAGAGGCGCTGGTAAGGATGGACATAGCTAGGTCTATAGCTTTAGGTATTGACCTCGCAGCTATTAACGGTAGCGGTAATACAGGAGAGCCTCTCGGTATTCTAAATACCACTGGTATAGGTTCTATCTCTTGGGCTGCCGATAATGCTCCTGTCTTCGGTGAGTTTGTAAATATGGAAACTGAGGTAGCTACTGATAACGCATTGTTAGGTAACTTAGCTTATCTTACCACTGCGGCTATCGCAGGGTTTGCAAAGCAAACTCCAAAGGCAACTAATACAGGCATCATGATTTTAGAGAATAACATGATTAACGGCTACAATGCCGCTGTATCGCAACAGGTGCCATTAGGTAAGGCCATTTTTGGTAACTGGTCCGACCTATTAATAGCTATGTGGGGAGCTCTTGACATACTTGTCGACCCATATACAGGCGGCGCAGCTGGTACTATTAGAATAAGGGCTTTACAGTCTGTCGATGTTGCTCCTAGACATGCTGAGTCTTTCTCAGAAGGTACTAACTAAAAATAACAAGTAACGTAGGGGAGAGTTTCTCCCCTACGATTACTTTAAAAGAAAGGTGACAATATTATAATGCCTATAAGAAAAATAGAAATAACTAGGAATTGCGGAGCAGGCGGTGAGTCTTTTAAGAGTGGAAAAGAGCTTAATGTCCCCGAAGACATCTCCGACTCAAACGCTAAAATCCTTATCCGTATGAAAAAGGCTAAAGAGGTAGAGGCGGCAGAGTCCGAGTCTCAAGAGGATCCTTTACTTATTATTTCGAACCTTACAGTCGCTAACTTAAAGGAGCGTTTAATTCAAGGGGATGTATCTCTTGAGGACCTTTATAAGCTCTTAATGTTAGAGACTGGGAAGGAGCAAACCCGCGATACTGCTTGCAAGGTTATACAAGATGCTATAGAGGTTATAGAACTTGACGAGAGACTAAGTTCTATACTTAAGGAGTCAAATCTTGTAGGTCTAAACGCAGCGGGTAGTATTCAGTCTAAGCTCAATGAGCTTAAGCTGGACATTGTGGCTCTCGAAAGACTTAAAGAGTTAGAAGCTGAAAAAGGCAACCGCGAGGATGTTCTCGCTGTTATCGACGAAGCTATAAAGTCTGTACAGTCGTAATCAGTACAAGTAATAAATAAGATATTCACAGTATAAATAATTATAAAATATAAACTAAAACTAAACGATTAACGGAGGACATTATGAGACCAGATTTATTAAATGACTTAAAAGAGGACCAAGTCGTCG